CCACTAACTAAAACTTGAATATATCGAACTTCGGTAGATATTCTAAAAGGCAATGATTGATTGTTTGCTGTGTCTGTGTATAATCCACCCCATGACGCAGACCAAACACCAGGCACACCCGCTTCTTTTCCGTAAAAATGTGGCGCATTGGGCGAAACATCAGTTAATCTATTAAAGTCTTCATCAAATAAAGCAACCATTAATCGACCATAGTTCTCGTTTTCTGCTTCTTGTGATAAAACAAACTTTTCGCCACCTGCACAAGTAGCAAAAAAACCAACCGCACGAGACCCAGTTATCTCAATACTTCTTAATCTTGTTGTAAATCCTGTTGCAAAATCTAAATGAGTCCCACCACTATTTATAATGTGTAAAATTCCTGTTGTTTGCGAGTTAGTTCCATTATAAACGCAAATACTTTGCATAAAGTCAACCGTTCTAAAATGTGTTTTTGTTTTCCATTCTTTATACTTAATATGATTCATTCTACAATCACCTATTTCATTCATTGTTGCAGTAGCATAGTTGCCACCCAACACTGAAACATGGAAATAGTTATCTGTTATTGTCGTACTTGCACTATTTAGCTTTACAAAAGCGCCTCTCCCTGTTTCGTATCGAGAAGTATAGAAAAAATTAGCACTTCCTACATCATCAAATAAAATGGGTATTCGCTCGTCTCCACTTAAACCATCTCCCATTTGAAAACAAACCCCCCAAAATTTATTGTTATTATGTCCTACATACCCAGAATTTATAGCTCTTAATCTTATTGAGTAACAATCACCTAATGCTAAAGTATCGCCAGACTCATTAAGTGAGCCACCAAAAAAGTTATTTTCATTTATATAGTTTGTTGCTGCCTCGATGCCGTCGCAAACCATGTCTATATTAATCTTATTATCTAATATTTCCTGAATTTCAAAAGTGTTATAAACAACTCCATTAGTTACTGAATACAATTGCATTCCTATACCAAAACGCATTACTCTAGTTATACTAATAGCGCATGAACGAGCGTTATAAATTCGCAAGCCTATATAGTCCTCATCCGACCAATCTAATGTATTGCTATAAATATTAACTCCATCTAAAACCTTATAAGAAACCTGAGTATTAACATCCCCCCATTGTAAAACAACTCTATCTCTAGTCCCCGAATAATTAATAGTTGCGCCATCAAAATATACATTTGCTAGATGCATTTCTAGTGTATTAGTTACATTGTAGGTTTTACTGTTTAGATTAATATTGTTGCCCCCACTATTAGTGTCTCTTGCAAAATCAAACGCTGCTTGTAAATACGTGGTGTCGTCAGTTGTTCCGTCCCCTATTGCACCAAACCATTGCGGAAAAACCTCTTGGCAAACATAAGTACCTGAAAATCCGCCACTATTCACATTAAATATTTGAGTTAACCCTGAATTTATGACAGTATTAGCCCCCGTTAAAGTAAACCCGTTTAAATCTATTTTAGAATTGTTAAAAGATAATATTACGTCGCTTGGCAATGTTTTGTTGCCGTCTAATGTTATGTCGGCAGTTATTAACCACTCGCCCGCTGTGGTCCCTGTTATTAGTGCGTTAAATTCAGAAATACTACTAACTTCTTGGTAGCCAAAATCATTTATTGCGGTTGTTTTATTGTATGTTACTTTAGCGGTGTTTAAAGATATTGCGGTGTTCTGTGTTGTTTGTTCGCCTTGTATAGTTGTTATATCACTGGCGTTTGTAGCTATTCCGCTTATGTCTTGGTCACCTGTATTAGTTCCGCTTTGGTTTCCTAAGTTCGTTTTTTCAGCATCCGTAAAAGCGTTAGTATTTGCGTTGCTTTCGTATTCTGTTTTTATTTCCGCTGCCGTAGGGTTTACATCAGCTCCAGCCTCTATGCTACTTAATTTAGAGGCATCAGCACTTGGGTAACTATTTTTTAAAGTGTTTGCTGCAATCTCACTTCTTTCGGTAGATGTTAATATTTTGCTAGTAGCACCCTCTACCATGTTGTCCATAGAAAAAGCGTCTGCGGTTATACTTGTAGGATCGTAAACACTAGCTAACATATCTCCAGTACCCTCTGGTGCTTCCCATCCAGTAGCATAATCTGAGTTAGATGTTTTTGTTAAAACCTGTCCTGTAACACCTCCAGACGGCACTCCTATTGCTTTAGATACTTCAATATTAATATTATTAACAGTTTCTAAAATATCAACTGTTATCTCTCTAACTACTGGATTTATGTCTATATCTATATTATCCATTTGTTACATCTTGTATTACCTGTAAACGACCTTGTATGTAAGTTGTTACAATATCGTTGGAGTCCGTGAATTGAATATCATAAAAATAATCTCCAGCGTTTAAATCAACTACAAAAGAGTCTATAACAAAAATTCCATTTTCAGCGTCGGTAATTGTTATGCCGCTGGTAGTGGAAATTGTTTTAGATAATTGTCCTGTTTTTTTGTTTTTTTTAAATTGACTTTTTATAGTGTAACCTGTTAAGTCTATCGCAACATCGTTTAATTTCATAGTAAATTGTACAGTATCGTAAGTATCGCCTTTATAAGCCTCTGGTAAATTATATTTTTGTGCCATTTTTTTAACTTGTTAGTTCTGTTAATTCTGTATCGGTTAGAGCTTCATTAAAATAAACCAACTCTTTACATTTTCCGTAAAAGTTATTGCTGCCAGCTCCATTATCTAAGTTTAGCTCGCTTAATCCGCTAGGAATTGAGCCGCTAGTATCTGTGTCTACCTCTATTCCGTTTATAAATAAAGCAAAGTCATTAACTTTATATTTTAAAGCCACTTTTGTAAGGACAGTTATATCTGCTATCGTTTCTGTAAAATCACATTGTAAAACCCCTCCAGTTTTTACATAAGCTCTTAATTGTTGCGTAGTTGTGTTATATCCAATACTCACAACCTCGTCATTTGTTCCGTCGCTTACGCTTATTTCTTTTGCTGTTAAATCATTGTTTATAGACGCCATATTAGCGTATAAAACACCCTCATCGTCGTTAAAGTCGTCGCTATCTCCAGCGTTATTTACTTCGTCCGCCTCTCTTGTCTTTGCTGCGCTAGTTGTTGGGATATAACTTGTTGTATAAGCAACGTTTTTTTCTACTTGCGCTCCCCATGCGTAAAGATAATCTGTACCCGTACCCGCAAAGATTAGACTCCCAGTAGGTCCGCCTATTGAAACGTGTAATCTTGTACTATTATCGGGAGAGGATGTAGAGGTTGGAGATTGTACAAAAGCATAAAGCCTAAACCAACCGTCCCCGTAATCGTCAGTCCCAGAGTCTAAAATAGTGTAATTAGTTCCGTCGGTTGCGTTCATAACCGCTCCCGTATCTAAATTAATAGATAAATAAGTGGCGTCAGACTCATTCCCGTTAGCAAATTTAATCAAACCACTTATATCTGAACTATTGCCTTTTTTAAAAAATACACTTACACAAAACACCTCGTCGGCTATTGTTTTTGATATAACACCGCTATAAAGCCTATGTGTTGCATTATCTGTTGTATCTGTTAATTGGTCTCCAGTTGTTGTGCCGTCTGGTGCGGTTGTTTGGTCTGCCGTTACGCTTAATCTACTAGCTGTCCAGTAAACATTATCTAAAGTTTGACTTTGTAAACATTTATTTTCTCTATTTGGCTCTGTAAATAAACTAGGGCATCCGTTATTACTCCCTCCAAGCGGAAAACTTGAACGAGGCACATTAGGTCTAACACCATCTATAAATCCCTCAGCGTTTATTCTTGTTGCGGCATATAAAAACTCAGCACTTTTTACACTTACATCATCAATAGAACCACTAAAAGCGTTACTAACATCCACAAAAAATCCAAAATCAGTAGACGCTTCCGCTGTTAATTTAAAAGTATAAGTTCCGTCCTCTGTTATTTGTGCTAAATTAGTATCTCCGCCTAATCTTACTTTTAACCCTCCGTAATTATAAGCTCCTCCGCTTGTTGTTACCTCTACATAATACTCTACGCCAGCCGTAATAACTAAAGTTTGCTCTATTCCTCCTACCGCTCCCGTGCTTGTTGCAAGTCCTCCACTTATAGTCCATCCGCTTCCTTTAGTCCAAGCCGTATCACTTGCAAAAGACCCGTTTGTAACCAATTCGCTTGCGTCTGTGTCGGCTCTTACTACTGTTAAATCTCCTGTCCCATCGGTAGGCTTTAAGTTAAATAGTTTTGATGTCCCTACTCCAAATCCAGGACCAAAACCAATTGACATTTTATCATATAAACTCATTCTGCTATTAGTTCTTTTATAAAGGTTAATTGACAAGCCTCGCTTGTTATGTTCCCTCCATTTGTTATTACTCTATTTTCGTAAGCGTTGTAAATTTCGCTTATAGGCTCTACTGGTTCTCCATATCCTTTTAAACTACCATTAAACGTTGTTAATTCGTCAATAGTTGCTGAGTCCCCTAAAGCTGTTATATAAGCACTTCCGTAATCTATATTACCACTGTCATCTTCTATTTTCCACTCTACAAGTTCCCTACTTCGTTTTAATTGTTTTAATACTCCGTAAGTTATTTTAGTGCTTAATGCTAACTCTTGTGTTATTAATCCGTCAAACGAAATATCGTAACTTTGTGTCGTTGGTCTTGATGTTGTCCATCCGTTAGAATTGTCTCTAGTAGTAGTGTCTAACATTTCAACGCTTTCATTAAAACTATTAGACGTTAAACAACCAATTGGCAAATAAGACCCGTCTTGCTTAATGTATAAAATTTTATATGTACCGTCTGTATAGTTCATTTATTCAAATTTACGCAATTTAATTTAACCTTTTATTGTAGGTTTAGTTGTGTTTCCATAATCAAAAGTTAAAGTGTATAAAATATCCGTTAACTCGTCGCCAAATATCCTTTTAAATTTACAGTTTATAATATTTGACTTAGTATTATAACTATAATTTACTAACATAAATAAACCATCTACATTATCAATAGTTACAACGCTTAAATAAGGTAAATATCCGTAAATATCACCGCTAAATAAAGTTGAGTTTTCAGAGTTTGCTCTAAGTGTTTCCTCTCCCATTAATTGACAAATAGGTATATCTTCTGTAAAACCTTTCCTAGACCATGTTTCCGTGGTTGTGCTTTCGTCTGTTTTATACAAAGCTCCTACATAAACCTCGCTAGGATTATCTCCAGTATAAACCTTTTTATTATCTTCTACTTTTGTGCTAGGACTATCCTCTCTCTCTACCGTGTGAAATTCTCCTTTTATATTTGCAGCGTTTCCTGTTTGTTGTGTATTTAAACTAACCTCTTGCAAATGAAAAGTTGTAACACTACTTGTTGGGTCTTCTACTGGTGTATATATCTCAAAAATAATATCTCCAGCTATCGGTGCTGCGGTAAAATCTGCTGCTAACAAATAAACCTCTCCTATTACTGTTTTGTTATATTCTTCTAAAGTTGTGTTTGTTAAAGTCCAATCTGAACCATCCCAATAGTATGTACTAGCTCCACTTAATATTATTTTATATTGAAAAAATCCAGGATCTAATAATCCACCACCCCTAACAAATGATATTAACTCGTATTTTAAACGGTAGCTTAATAAATCTCCACTTGATACGGTTGTACCAGCGGAGGTCATGTTTTTAACATCTGAACCGCTTATAATACTTTCTAAATATACACCGTAATAATCTGGGCTACCTGTTAAATTTGTAGTACTATTAATAGTCCATCCGCTAATAGTTATACTAGGCAATGTATTTGAGTTAAATAAATAAATATTACTTATTAAACTTGTTGCAAAGCCGTATTTATAATTTATTCTATAAGCTCCAATAGGTCTGTCTAAACTTAAACTTTGATTTTTATTTGCATGATGAGGATAGAAATTATTGATTTGACTACCTAAAGACTTTAATAAATCTATGATGTATGTCGTTGGACTTAAAGCAACTCCATCACTATCATAACCAAAAAACGTAGGGCTTTGGTCTAAATATAATTGATTTGGCTTATAAATATACCAATTACCTAAATGCATAGTTATACAAGCTGCATAAGACTCTAAAGTATCTCTTAAAACCTCATCACAAGACATTATTGTTTCGTCGTCGTCTTTTATAAACCTTTCAGTATTTACATAAACATTATCTAAAACATCTAGCGACGTGCTTAAACCCGTATAATAAATATCAATATTAGTATAAATATTTTGAGTTAATCCAGTTCTTTTTAAACAGTTAACTATAACTTCTAATTGACTTTGTTTCCCACTAAATGAAACTCCAGTAGAATTATTAACATAAGACAAGTCTTTTAAAAATCCTAAACCATCTACGCAATCAATAGAAACATACCATTTATCTGCCACAAAACTTTCATAGTAACCCTCTGGATTTATCCAACCTCTAAATAATACCTCTGAGTTTCTTTGATAATTAACCTGGTAAGTCATTTCGGCACTTGTAAAAAGCTCTGTAAACTTTCTATCTTCTGAGGCTTCTAAATCTACTTTTAATCCGTTCCCTCGTATTGCCTCTAACGTTTTATCAGTTTCGGCATAATCTAAAGTTATAGTTCCAAAAACTTCTATTTCGTCTCCTGTATAAGTAGAGTCCTCAATTTCTAGCCTATGTACTATATTTTCAACATCGTTATATTGCAAAAAATACTTTATCGCCATTATGATCCTGTTAGATTTAATGAACCTCCTAAAGCTCTATTTCTTTCTAAAGTATTGCTTAAAACACCTATTAGTTTTTGTCCAGCAATTTCAAATACTACCGTTCCACCACTAAAACCACCTCCTCCAGAGTTTGTATTACTTCTTGGTGTTGAACTTCCAAAACTTGAACCGCCACCCCCTATGCTACCGCTACCGCTAGATGAACCACCAGAACCACTAGCAAGTTTAGACGCTCCAGATTTAAAAGCAGAACCTAAAGCAATCAAACCAACCCCAGCCGCTATCGCTGCAACTGGATTTAAACTTTGTAATGCTGTTTTAACCGCTTTAATACCTATACCAACCTGTATAGCCATTTTACCTAGATTAACTAAAATACCTCCTAAACTACCTAATAATGCAGCTCCTCCAGCGTTCAAAATGTTACCACCACTAGCTAAAGACTCTCCTATTACATTTCCTAAATTACCAAAAGTGTTAGCAATTCCGTTATTTATTATATTATCTGCTTGGCTTTCAAACTCAGTCATAGCATTATTTAATGCTAATAAATGATTTTGATAACGCATCTCATCTGCACTCAATTTTTCTGGCATTGGAGTTAAAGACGTTGCAGCTTGTATTCCTTGTGCTATCGGTTCTATTAAACCTTTAGCCTCTAACATAGCTCCTAAAACATTTTGGCTATGCGCTCTTATTTGTTCTAACTCTTTTTGTTGTGCTTTAGGACTTGTAAATATTCCTTTTGTAGAAACATCTTCACTTATTAACGTGCCTAAAGAACCAGTTAGTTTTGTGATTTGAGCGTCTAAAGATGCTAACTCCTCTTTTTGGTTTTTAGCTCCTTGTGTTGCTAAATAAGATGCCGCTGTTAAATTGCCTTGCCCAGTTGCATAACCAGCTAATGACGATGCAGCTTTTTCATACCATGTTGTATTTTCCTCTATTGACCTCGTCTCTATGTCAAATTGTTTAGCGTAAAGGTCGCTTAATCTACTTTGTAACCCTTTTATTTTAGCTTGTTGTAATAAAGCCTCGCTATATTTATCGGTTGCTTTTGTAGCCTCTCCACTTTTTAAACTTTCAAGACTTAAATTACCTATATATTTTCCAGATTTTTCGTTTACTTTTGCTAAAGCCCTTACTCTTTCTTCTTTACTTCTAGTTTCATCTTTAGCAACTTTTAGCAAAGCATTATAAGTAGTTATTTCACTTTGAGCCGAGCCAATAAGTTTCTTTGTTGCAGCTCTTAGTTTTTCAGCGTTTACTGCTGCATCACTTAAACGAAATGCGTATTTAGTTAAGGCTACTGCGGCTGTTAATAATGCAACTGCTAACCCAGCCGTTAAAGCACCGCTTAAAGCTCCAGTAGCACTAGAAACACTCCCTAACTCGTCTACAACATCTAACCCAGCCTCCGCAACATCCCCCATAGATGCGCTTGAACCTTTTAAAGCTCCAGTAAGATTTCTTATATTTCCAGCAGCATTAGTTGAGGATTTGCCTAACTTATTATTATTATTAGCTACACCTTCTGTTTGTTCTCCAAATTTCTTAACCTCATAACCAGCTTTATTTAATGCGCTTTTTAAATCGGTTATAGATGCTCCAATTTTAATTTCTAAGTCGTTAGCCATTTTGTTTTTTCTTTGCCTCTGCGTAAATCCTTTGTACTTCTGCTATTCGTTTTCTCCTTAACTCTTTATGAGGGTCGTGTTTCCTTTTGTTTTCTAAAGGTATAAATTTCTCTTTACTCTTAGGTAACTTTTTAGCGTCTACATTAAAAGAAATTAAACTATTCCAGGCAATCTCACGTACTTTATACCACTCTTTTTTATCAAGTCTGTTATAAGCGTGTAACCTTATTCTAAATTCCGCCCATGTCATACGATAAACATAATCTAAGGACGGGCATTTTAACTCTCCTAAAGCTACACTAATAACATCAGACGCCCAATCTACTTTTTTTCGGCTACAACTTCTTTAGCGTCGTTTACCTCTATTTCCTCTACTGGCACGTCCTTTGTCAAACTCCTTACAAAAGCCTCATTAAACTTAATTATTGAGGTGTTTTTGTCTGTTAAAGCTCCGTCGTTTTCAATACCTCGTATAATGTCTTTTAATGTAAAATCTACCTCTTTATTGTCTAACTCGTTTGAATATTTCGCACTATGATAAACTAAAATAGGCACGTATTTAAAAGGGTTTTTATCATATTTAGATATCAATTGTGTAATATCTAAATCTAATTCGTCTAAAACCTCTCCTAAAAATCCTAATCCTAAAGTAAAATTATACTCTTTTTTGTCAATTGTTAATTTTAATGTACTCATGTTTTTATACTATTGGGTCTGTTGTTAATATTAAACCACTACCTTGAATAGTTCCGCTAAATGTTGCTAACTCGTCGCCAGCATCAGCACTTAACTCTGTATCTGTAAAAATACCAGTACCATAATAATAAGGAGTTCCAGTTTGTCCTGTGTCCATTCTCCATGTAGACGTAGCTTGTGTTGCTGTGTTTACAATAGTTAAAATTCCATCATGAGATAGTTTACTAGCCTCATTTTCTATATACTCACCCTCAAAACCTAACTCGTAAGAGAAACTTCCAGCCTGTCTAATTACTTCGCCTGGATCGCATTTTGTTTGACTTTCTATAATGTTTGTTGCAGTTGATAAGGTGTTACTTGTTAAACAAGCAATTGGCTCATATTCTGTACCGTCATGTACATATAAGACAAGTGCGTCACCTTTAATTGTTGTTGACATACTTATTGTTTTAAATTAAAAAAAATATCTTACCGTAAATATACAAAATTAATTAATTAGCAATTCTAACCTTAGAAATTTCCTATTAACTATTTCGTTATCAGTTACGCTTGTTATATCGTTAGGGTAGTTTTGTGTTTGTGTTACTATTGTTAAACCACTTAAAACATCTAAAGACAATGTATTTAATTGTTCTCTTGCTTCATCTAAAATATTATCTAATTCTAACCTACTACCTGTATTACCAGACCTATCATACTTTGTAAAGAAATCTAACAAAATAGAACTTTCCCATCTCCATTCGCATTTATTAGCTTTATCTACTGAGTTTGTTTGAGTAGTCATTAAAATATATTTGTCTGGAGTATAAGAGCCAGTTACCCTAGTATCAAAACACTTTATAATTTCGCCATCTACGTTTAAGTTATTTAAAACGTCGCTTATTGCTTTACGCACCCATTTATCAGGTAAATTCTTATCCATTTTTTTATTTTAAACTGGTATGTTTTGAACTAATTTCCCGTTAAATCTTAAATCTACACTTGTGTTATTAGTGTCTGTTGTTGCTGTAAAATATAAAACAGAGCTTTCAGTAATAGGAAAAAGCTCTGGTGCTTCAATATAAACAGAGTTTTCTACTCCAGTATCTATTTTAGTTCTAAATATTTGAATGTTTGCGTTAGCAACTGGGCTATAAACATAACCTTTAATAGTCACTACTGGGGTACCTCCTCCAGAAATTTTCAATACATTAATATATAAACTAGATGTTAAAAAAGTGTTTCCAGCATCAACATAAAAAATAGCTTGTTGCGTCACGGTTTCGCCTATTGGCATTTCAGCGACTATAATTCCAGACGTTGTTTGGTCTCCTGTTATTTTACCCTCATTTGATTTACTACTGCCACATAAAAAAGGAGCAACCCTATTTATTCCGAAATAAGTGTTTGTTGTTGTAACTGGTGTTAAACCATCTAATGTTAACACCTCTATTATGCTAGTTCTATCTTCATCAATACCATAAATTACAATAGAATTTAAACCAGTTCCTCCGCTTGTATCATTTGCATCAGTAGAAACAAAATCTATTGTTTCGGCTGTTGTTGGTGGAGACCATGCACCACCCCAAGACGCTATTATTTCCTCTGTACCTGTGTCTATATCATTATTGTAACCCCATTTATTCCATGTTGCAGCATTTCTTACATTG